CCCGCCAGGAATACGGCCCGGCGCAGGTACGGGAGGTCATGATTTCCGAAGCCTGGTACCGGGAAACCATGCCGATTCTCAAGGCCGGGATAGAAGACAAGACGCTGATTTTACCGAAGGATGCGGGCATACTCTCGGATTTTCGCTCCCTGCGCGTGGTGAAAGGCGTAGCGCGCGTGCCGGAGCAGCGAACCAAAGACAAGACGGGCGGCAGACACGGCGACAGCGCCATAGCCTGCGCCATGATGCTTGACGCGCGGAAAGAGCTGGGAAGCGCGGAACCGTGGGAGTATGTGGGCATTGAACTGCCCGGCTTTGACTTGAACGGCTGGTGAGCCAAAAGGAGAACAGAAATGGAAAAGGATACGTTTTTGCGGTGCCGTAATGAAATTATGGAAGTTTTAGACAAGTACGGGGCGGACGGTTCAATGCGGACTCGCATTCTCGCTTCCGCCCTGAATGAACATCTTAATCCGAAAGGTCTTCAAATGAAGCTGATTGTGTCGTGTTTACCAGTTTCTGATGAAGAGAGTGGTAAAATTTAGCAAAGTTGGAAGCAAGTTTTTCCCTCTGTGCAACTCTGATAAGATTGTCTTCATCGAGGTTCGTTTCAGGGAATGGAACCTGCTTAAACAATTCCAACGCTATGGGCAACAATACATCATAAGGGATTTTGTCAGCCATGTTTCCGGCTCCTGTGATGCCCGGATGCTCCAGGGTTATAGTGTATAGTGAACAAGCAAGGGTATCACAGTGAGCCGGATTTTTTCAATCTGAACAATTCACAGGATTTTACATGTTTTTTTGTGTCAGAATTGACACACTGGAGCCACAGGAAAATCCCTCGCATAGTTCGCGCCCTTTCCGGGCATGACCTCCGCTTTTCTGTCACTATGACAGGAAAACGGAGGTTTTTTTATGCTTCACGCCGTTATCACACTGTTTTTTGCCATTGCGGGCTGGCTCTGCGATATTCCGGCTCTGGCCGGGCTGTGCGCTTGTTTTTACCTGGGCCGGGAACATGCCCAGGCGGAATACCGCTGGATAGACGCCTACGGGAACGGCCACCGGGAGAATATGCCCTGGTGGGGCGGCTTTGACCCGCGCGTCTGGAACCGCAAATCGCTGCTGGACTGGCTGTTGCCCACAATCGTGGCGCTTGTCGCGGGGGCCTTATGAGTGCCGGGGGCCTGTATAACGCGGACGGCACGTTTCAGCCGTTCAGCAACGCGGAACTTTCCACGGAACTGGCGACGCGCCAGAACGCGGGCGTGCTTTTCGGAGAACTGGACGGCTGGCTTTCCACACTGCCGGACCCAGACCCCGTGCTGCGCAAGCGCGGGGACGACGCGGCCATATTGCGGGAACTTTCGGCAGATGACCAGGTGACTACGGCCATGCTTTCCCGCAAAAACCGGGTCCTGAACTGCCCGCATTTTTCCATCCGGGCAGGCGCGCCGGAGGGAGAAACGCCCACGCCGGAGGCGGAGAATCTGCACCGGCACTTCATGCAGGACCTGGAACGGACAAACCTGCGCACGGTCATCAGCGGAATGCTGGACGCGCCCTTTTACGGCGCCACGCCGCTGGAGCTTTTCTGGCGCTTTGACGGTGACTGGTGGCATATCGTGGATATTGTGCCGAAGCCCTATCACTGGTTCCGTTTCGACAGCCGGAATCAGCCCGTGTTCGTGGGGGAATACGGCCTGTTCTGTGCGGACCCGCGCCCGCTGCCCGCCGGGAAGTTCGTTTTCGTCGCCCATCACGCCACCTATGACAATCCTTATGGCCTGCGGCTCTTGAGCCGCTGCCTGTGGCCGGTGAGCTTCAAGCGCGGCGGTCTGTCATTTTATGCGCGTTTCGTGGAGCGTCACGGTATGCCCTGGGTAGTCGGGGAAGCTCCGGCCAAAGCCACGGCGCTGGAAAAGCGGGACATGGCGCGGGGGCTTTCGCGCATGGTGCAGGATGCCGTGGCCGTGATTCCCTATGGCGCGAATGTCAAGCTGGAAGGTGCCGGGCAGACACAGGGGGCCTTGCACGAGTCGTTCCTTGCCCGCCAGGACAGGGCCATCAGCAAGGTGCTCATGGGGCAGACCCTGACTGTGGAAATGGAAGGCAAGAACTCGCAGGCGGCTGCACAGACGCACGCGGATGTAGCCGACGATCTGGCCGATGCCGACAAGGCCATGGTCACGGACGCCTGGAACGAGATTGCCTGGCTGTATGCGCAGGTCAACGCCGGGCCGGGCGTGTTCGCTCCGCTGGCGGAATACGACGAGCCGGAGGATTTGAACGTACAGGCGGACCTTGGCAAAAAAATCCGGGAAATGGGTGCGAAGTTCACGCGGGAATATTTTACCGGGCGTTTCGGCCTCAAGCCGGAGGAGTTCACGCTTGAGGATGAGACAACGCAGGAAGGCGGCGTGGACTTCGCGGCACCATCGGGCAGGAAAAAGACCACGGCGGAAAAGGCGCAGGGTAATCTTGACGCGGCTATCGTGAAAATGCTGCCCGCCGCGCTGAAAAGCAGCCGTGATTTTGTCACGCAAGTTGAGAATGAGATACGGGCGGCCAAAAGCTATGAGGACCTGGAAGAAGCCCTTGCCGCTCTGCTTTCGCCGTCCATGACGCGGGATGCCCTGGAGAGTTTTCTTGCCCGCGCCATGACGGCGGCTGCCGGATACGGCGCGGCGTCGGTTCAGGCGGAGGGGGAAGAAGATGGCGAATGTCTCCGTTGAACTTCCTCCGTGGGAAATCATCGCGGAACCCGTGGCCCCGGACGCGGCCATTGAGTTCTGGAAGCAGCGGGCGAAACTGACGGACGAGGAAGCCAGGGCTCTGGGCGAAGGCGCGAAACGGCGTGCGTTTTACGTCACCGGCCTGGCCCGGCGCGACCTTGTGCAGCTTGTGAGCGACGGCATAGAGGAAGCCCTGAAAAACGGGGAGACTCTGGCGGACTTCAAGAAAAGGATTGCGACGGCCATACAGACGCAGGGCTGGCATGATTACCGGGTGGAGAACATTTTCCGTACCAACATGCAGACGGCCTACAGCGCCGGGCGCTACAAAAAAATGCAGGCCGTGAAGGCTTCGCGCCCTTACTGGCAGTATATCGCGGTCATGGACAAGCGGGTGCGGCCTTCGCACGCCATTCTGCATGAAAAGGTTTATCCTGCGGACCATGAGTTCTGGGCAACAAACTATCCGCCCAACGGTTTTCGCTGCCGGTGCGGGGTGCGCACGCTTTCCGCCCGGCAGGTGGAAAAACAGGGGCTGACCGTGGAAACGGAAATGCCCAGGGCGGACATGTGGACGGACCCCAGGACCGGGTATGAATACTTTGTGCATTTTCCCGGAGCGGACAAGGGCTTCAGGAACAATCCGGGCAAGGACTGGCTGGACGGCCTGGACCTCAAAAAGTACCCGGACTTGAACAAGAAGAGCTATGAGGAACAGCGCGGTCCTGATTTGAAAGTTGCCGATGACGTAGAAAAGGCCCTTGGAGTCAGAAAAAGTCAGCCTATAGAGTATAAGAAAGCAGCGGAGAAGGCCAACCCAAAATTCCAAATGGATAGGGAATATCAAATCAACTGCCAGCGCTGCGTTCCCGTTTATGAGTTACGGCGGCGGGGGTATCCTGTAATGGCTATGCCTAGGCGAAATCAATATGACGGCAAAGCGAATGCCTGTCTCTATGGCTATGAGTGCTTTGAGTCTCCGCAGGTCAAGGGAGTCTGGGGCAGGCAACCGATTCTGAATAAAGCGGATTTGCTCAAGGACCTGAAAGACTTGCCTGATGGCGCAAGGGTAGGTATAATATGGGCATGGCCAGGGAAAAATACTGGTGGACACACTACGGTTTGCGAAAAGGTAAACGGCAAACTGGTGTTCATGGACCCGCAGACAGGTAAAATCGGCGATGAGACACTCGGCAAGGCCCACAGGAGTTTTGGTTATTCCTGGTACAGGATGGACGACCGGAATCTGAATCAACACATGGACTGGACGCAGGTAGCAAGCAAGGAATAAGCCATGACGGAAGCAGAAGCCAAAGGCATTGTTCGACAGCGATTGTCGCAAGATGTCGATGCGGATTATCCCTTACTCTGGGTCGGCAATACTTTTGCGGAGACCCCGGATACTTTTATTATTGAGGGAGCCGTCTATTCCGATAAAGAAAATCGGGATGAAGGATATGTTCTTTGCGCTGTGCATAAAGCATCGGGCAGATGCGGTCTTGTACTGCCTCCTCCGGGGCCAGCCTTGAAAAAGGAAACTTTTGAAAGTTTTTCCTGGAATGGTAGTTGGGCAATAGTTTAGTGGGTTGGGAGCCGCCGAAAGGCGGCTTTTTCGTTACGCATCAATTTTTCTCTTTCATTCTCATTTATCGTGCGGAAACGGCGGTATAAAAACCGTCTGAAAATTGTTCGCATAGAACGCGCCCTTTCCGGGCAAGGCCCCTGTTTTTCCGATAGCGTAAAGGAAAAACAGGGGCTTTTTGCATGGGTAAGGAAAAATGGATCGAGATAGCCCGGACAGGGACGTTCACGGACAGTACCGGGCATCCGCAAACCTTCACGGCGGGGGACCTGGACGCCATAGCTCGCAGCTATGACCCGGCAAAACGGGACGCGCCGCTCTGTTTCGGTCATCCGCAGACGGACAAGGCCCCGGCCTACGGCTGGGTGGAAAAGCTGAAAAGCGAGGGCGGGAAGCTGTACGCGAACTTTTCCCAGGTGCCGGAGCAGGTGCGCGCCCTTGTGGACGCGGGGCACTACCGCCATGTGAGCATGAGCCTCATGCCGGACCGGGTGAGCCTGCGGCATGTGGCTTTGCTGGGTGCGGCGCAGCCCGCCATCGACGGGCTGGCGGCGGTGGAATTTGCAGACGGCGGCAACGCCATAACCGTGGATTTTGCCGCAACGCGCGGCGAAGGAGACACCATGACGATTGAGGAATTGCAGCGGCAGATCGGGCAGCTCACGGCGCAGCTTGAGGCGCTGAAAACGGAAAACGCGAGCCTGAAAAAACAGGCTGACTCCCACAAGCAGGAAAAGGACAAGGCGGAGGCCGCCAAAACCGAGGCGGAACAGAAGGCGGAAAAGGCCAATACGGACTTTGCCGCGTACCGGGGCAAGATTGAGGGCGAACGCCGGGAAGCGCGGGTGGCGGAGCTGGTGAAGGCCGGGAAGGTAAAGCCCGCTGAAAAGGCGGGAGTGCTGGACTTCGCGGCCATGCTGGCGACGCAGACCGGAACCGTGGACTTTGCGGCCCCGGACGGCAAGACGGAAAAACTGAGCATGGAAGAACGCTATTTCCGCGACCTGGAAGCCCGACCCGCCGATGAACGCGGCGCGGAATTTTCCGCACCTCCCGTTCATGCGGGCGGCCAGTTCGACAACATTAACCCCGCCGAACTGACGGCGAAACTGTAGGAGAACATCATGGCAAATGAAGGCTATCTGGGCAAACACACGCTCTCCGGGGAACGGGCGGCCACCGGCGACCACCCTGCGGTTCTGCACCATCTGCCGCTTTCGGCAAGCGCGAAGACCGCAGCCATTCCCGTGGGCACGGTCATGAAACGGGTGGATGTAACGGAAACCACGGGCGAAGGCGAAAGCGCCGTGACCAAGGTTGTGGGCGCGGCCTGGGAGCCGCTGCTTTCCACGGACGCGGCCACGGTGCTTCCCGTGGCTGTGGTGGATACGCCCTGCGACCCCACGGGCGAGAACGGGGAAAGCTCCGCGCTGTGTGTGGTGCATGGCGGCGTGAAGTATCGCGTTCTCAAAACGGGTGACGGAAAGGCGCTGACCGACATTCAGACGGCGCAGCTTGTGGAACACGGCATTTACCCGGCCTAGTTTAAAAACGTCTAACAACAGGAAATACTTATGCTTGCGAATCTGAAAGGCATTTTTGCTCCGCAGGCGGTGGCGCAGTCGCTCAAGACTCTGCCGCCGCTGGAAAGCACCATCATGGACCGCTTTTTCAAACAGCGCCCGTCGCATCCCCTGTCCATGCTGGGGATTACGGATCTGAAAGCCGTGGTGCAGACCGTTCCCGTGGTGCGTCGTGACGGCGTGCCCGTGCCTCTGGACAATGAATCCATCGAAACGCAGTTCTTCGCGCCCCTGCCCATCAAGGTTCAGGTGCCTGTGACGGCGGCGGAGCTGAACGATTTGCGTGTGCTTCTGGGCAACCAGGCATCGCTTGAGGCGTGGCGTACCCGCAAGATTGACCAGATACGGCAGGCCGTCCACGCGACGACCGAGGGCATGTGCGCGGGCGTGCTGACCACAGGCAAGCTGGCGTGGCCGGTGCAGCTTCCGGGCGGACGCACGGAAAGTTACGGCATCGACTACGGCGCGCCGCTTACCCATGAGCTTGTCACGAAACTGACGGGAGCGAGCAAACTTTCCGACGTGTACCGGCTGCTGCGGGCCATGCAGCAGGAAATCCGCATGGCGGGCATCGGCGGCAAGGTGGAGTTCTTGTGCGGCGAGGATGTGGCCGCCGTGTTCCTGGACATGGCGGAAAACTACCGCTCCACGGCGCAGGACGCGCCCATCGGCATCAAGCTGGGCGACGGTGAAGTGCGCATCGGAAGTTACGTCATCCGATTCATGGACGAAACCTACCCCGCGCCCGTGACCGGGGAATGGGTGCCCAAGCTGGATGCAAAGACGCTGATGGGCGTGGCCGTGGATGTGCCGGGGACCATCTGGTACTGCGCCATTGATTCCATTTCCGCCAACAATGCCGCCGTTCCCCTGCATATCGTGCCGGTGAAGAGCGACGACGATTCCTCCATTACGCTGATCGGTCAGGCCAAGCCCATGCCCGCGCGTCCGTCGCGGGCGGTCTGCAAGGCCGTGGTGGTGGCATAAAGCGGAAAACGCCCTGAGCGCCCCGGAGAGGCGTTTTTCTCTCCGGGGCGGGCGTGGGCAAGGGAAAAACTTTTAGACTATTCTAAAACTATTCCAAAACGCGAAAAAAGGGCATGTCCATGATTCTGTGCAGCCGTGAACACATCGTTGACCTTCTGCACGCCAAGTATGTGGAGGCGTGCGAGAAGCAGAACCCCGGACTGGTGGAGCGGACCATTGAGGCCGTTTCCGGGGAAATCGGGGACGCGCTTTCCTACCGCTATCCGCAGCCCTGGCCCTATGTGCCGGAAATCGTGCGCTACATCGCCGCCGTGACCAGCGCCTACCGCGTTGTCGAGGCCATCACGTCCCTGGTGGATACGGAACAAAGCGGCGACAACGAATGGATACCCCTGCAAAAGCAGTGGAAATACTGCATGGATCTTCTGGACCAGATAGCCAAGGGCAAGCTGAAACTCCCCCTGGAAGAAACGAATCCCGACAGGGAGGAAGCCAGTGTGGCGGTGGTAGCGCCCCGGCCATTCTTTGACCTGCGGGGACTGTAGCCATGGCGGTGAAAAACGGCGTCTCCCTGAACTGGGGCGGGTTCGACAAGGCGATGGGCAAGGCGGGGCACAAGCTGGGGAACACGCAGGCGCTCATGGAGTCCGTGGGCGACGCGCTTGTATCCGGCACGCTGAAACGCTTTGACGATGAAGAAGAGCCGACGGGCAAGAAATGGCCCAAGTCGAAACGTGCCGCGAAGGAAGGCGGCCAGACTCTGACGGATACGGCATTGCTCCGCCGTTCCATAGAATACGCGGCCACGCCGGACAAGGTCATGGTGGGCAGCAACCTGCCCTACGCCCGGATTCACCAGTTCGGCGGGACCATCACGCCAAAGAAGGGAAAGTATCTCAAGTTCAAGGGGCTGGATGGAGAAGACGTGTTCGTCAAGGAAGCAAAGATTCCCGCCCGTCCCTATCTGGGCGTTTCCGCTGAGGACATGGAGGAAGTGAAAGAGACGCTGGCGGCCTTCCTGAAAGGCGCGTTCAAACCGTAGGAGAGACCATGCAGAGCTTTGCCACGGAAACCATCACGCGGGCGGCACTGGCCGCCGGACTGCCGGAAGGCCGCGTTATCGACATCGTGAAAAAGGACAACCTGACCATCGAGAGGCCGCGCGTGGAGATTCAGTTCCTGCCGGAACGCTACACGCGCACGGGGCGCAAGCTGGCCGCGAGCCGCCTGCCTGTGAAGAATGAGGACGGCAAGGAAAAGCTCATGCTCTGCCGCAAGCGTGAACTGTACGAAGTGGAATTGACGGTCAACGCCCATGTGCTGGCCGACGACCGGCCCTGGCTGGAAAAATTCAGCGTGGACTTTGTGGCGGCGCTCCC